CGATGAATCAGCCGATAATCTGAATACTACGCTTTCGAAGCTTGCTGCAACGCTAAAACTAATTTTTGCCGCGGGTGCTCTGCGGGAAATGGCAAAGATGGTTCAGAGCTACCAGGAAATGGCTGAGCGGGTTCAGATGGCGACATCTAGCCAGGCTGAATTTGAAAGCGTTCAGAAACGGTTACTTAATACCGCTAACGGGACTTACAGATCTTTAGCAGAAGCACAGGAGCTTTATATTCGCAGCGCAGACGGTCTGCGCAGTATGGGCTATTCCACTGAACAAGCTATTGATGTCCAGGACTCAATGTCTTATGCATTCGTAAAGAACGCCGCCAGCGCGGACCGGGCTGAGTCAGCTATCAGTGCTTTCACAAAGGCGATAAATACCGGTAAGGTATCAGCCGATCAGTGGGAGTCCATCACTACCGCCATCCCAACCGTGATCAATGATATTGCCACCGCCAGCAAAAAAACCTCCGCCGAAGTGCGAGCGATGGGCGCAGCAGGCAAGTTAACAGCATCAGATTTAAGCGAGGGATTACGCCAGTCACTCAATGAGAACGCAGCCGCAGCGGCGGGGATGTCCAACAACCTTACCGATGCTGGCGTGAGGATGAAAACGGCCTTTACTGAAGTTTTGGTGGCAATCGAGGGCCAGACAGGAGCGCTACAAACCTTTACCAACGGTCTTATTGCTGCCGCTGACACTATTCTGGAGTTCGGTCGAGACTCTGAAAGCATGGCTGGGTTCATCGATACAGCAACTATTGCTGCGCAAGCATTTGCTCTTGTGTTGGCTGGTCGGTATGCAGGTGCATTAAAAGCTGGCATTGCCGGTAAGATTCAGAATATCGCCGCGAATCGCCAAATGGTAACTGCTGAAAATCAGGCGGCTCAGGCTGCGCTCTTTTCAGCCAATGCCACACAGCGCAGGTCGCTAGCAGATAAGGAAGCTGCGATTTCTGCGCTTAACCTTGCTCAAGCTGAATATAACGTTGCAAGGGGTAGCGCGGCAGAAATGTTAGCGCTCGATAACCTTATCGCCGCAAAGACAAGAGCAACCGCAGCCTCCATCGTGTTAACTGAAGCAGAAACAGCACAGGCAGCAGCTACCGTTCGCGCTACTGCCGCTGCAAGCGCTGCATCCGTTAGTATGGGATTAATGCGCGGCGCGCTTTCTCTGCTTGGCGGGCCTGCTGGCATTGTTATGATCGCGGCGGGAGCCTTACTGTATTGGTGGCAAAGCGCTAAACAGGCGAAAGAAGAAGCTCTTAGTTTTGCTGATTCTCTGGATGGCGTTATTGCCAAGATGAAGGAGATGAATCAGGCGCAGCTTGTCGGCACAATGGCAGATATAGCTAAATCTATAGAGGCTCAAAAAGATCACATTGATGACCTCAATAGCTCTGTAAAGGAAGCACAGTCAGAGTATGACAAATACATCACCCTTGCAAAGCAAATGGGCGTCGCTCAGGATCAGAATAATGGCTATGTAAAAAAAGCTAACGAATGGCTTTTGACTTTAAATCAGCGAAAAAGAGATGTCAGCAATGCGACTGATAAATTAAATCGTACAACTGAGCAACAATCTCTTATTCAGGGGCAACTCAATCAAAAAGCAAGAGAATCCGAAGAAGCCTTCAATATTCTTGAAAATAACCTCAAGAATAAAATTCCCAATGCAAGTTCCGCCGCAATAACAGCAATGGCCTCGACTATTCAGGTACTGGATAGCCTTAATAAAAAAGCCGCGAACGCTGGAAATATACAACCTGCGGAACCGGAAGACTCCCCCGAAGCGAAGAAACTCATTCAGAACGCCGAACGCCGCCTTGCGCTTTCAAAGCTTGAGGGCGAGGCAAGAGCAAGACTGCAGGCGCAATTCGATGCTGATGACGCCGGGATTACTGATGAGAAAAAAAGAAAGGCCCTTGCGGATCAATACGCTGAAACAGAGCGGTTAACCAGCGCAAGAAAAGCCGCAAACAAGGAAGCGAAGAAGTCCGCTGACGACGCAACGCAATTTTTATCTCGTCAGCAGTCTGCACTGGATCGACTCAACACCGGTTATGCCGATGGCTCGCTTGAACTGGCGAAGTACGATGCGGTTATGGCGCTTGGAAATAAAGCGACTGACGCGCAAATAGCTAAGGCTGAGCAGCAGGCCGACGCAATCTGGAGAAGTCAGCAGGCGATAAAGGCCGCTGCGGAGGAAGAGAAAAAGCGCACTCAGGCCAGTCAGAACTTCACCAGCCTGCAGGGGCAGGTATCACCAGTTGCAGCGGTCGATAACTCATATCTGACGCAAATGGCGCAGCTCAATGAGTACGTAACCCTTTATCCGCAAAAGATCGCGGAAGCCGAAGCGTTACGGGCCAGCATTGAGGAACAGTATCACCAGCGGCGCATGGCGGCCATGTGGGAAGAGTGGCAGCAGCAAAGCCAGATTAACAGCATGATTGGCGCCGCCGTGGACTCCTTACAGGGCGGGGCAACCAGCGCCATTACTGGCCTGATAAACGGCACTCAGAGCCTGCGGGAATCTTTCGCCAACATCGGCACCACGATTTTAAACAGCGTGGTAGGCAGCTTTGTTCAGATGGGTATTGAATGGGCTAAAAGTCAGCTTATGGGCCAGGCGGCTGCGGCTGCTTCTCTGGCAGCAACTACTGCCCAGGCTTCAGCTGCCGCAGCTGCATGGGCACCCGCTGCTATGAGCGCTTCAATCGCGACGTACGGCAGTGCTGCTGCGGTGGGGCAATCAGCGTACGCTGGTTCAATGCTTGCAGCCAAGGGGCTGGCGCTTGCTGGCGGTCGCCGTTATGGAGGCGGGGTATCAGCGGGCAACGCCTACCGCATTAACGAGGATGGGCGCTCTGAGGTATTCCAGACAGCTGGTGGCCAGCAGATATTTATGCCGAACAAGTCAGGGAAGATTATTCCAGCAGATAAAGCAGGCGGCGGGGGTAGTGTTGTTCAGCACATTACTTTTGAAATCAACACTACCGGTGGAATCGACCAGGCAACGATGAAGCAGATGGAAGGGATGATGAAGCGTGTGGCTCTTTATCATATCAGCGACCAGTCGTCTCGCCCCGGAGGCTTAATCCAACCGAGGAATAAACGCTAATGCCTGAAATCTTCACCTGGAAACCTCAGCGCGGCTATAGCGCCGAACGTACCCCGAACGTGGCCGTCGTGAAACTCGGAGATGGCTACGAGCAGCGCCAGACCAAAGGCATCAACCCGCTGATGTCAAAATACTCGCTGACGTTTCGCGGCGTTAACGGGCCGTGCCGTGTGAACCCGGCGAAACAGGCCGAGGCGTTTCTGACAGCACGCATGGCGGTGGAGTCTTTCTACTGGACGCCATCGGATACGGGGGTGCAGGCGCTGTTCGTCTGTCGCTCATGGAGCATGACAAAAACCGGGCCGCTGTACGAACTGACGGCCACATTTGAACAGGTACCACGATAAAGCCGAAAGGCGGGAGTTAAAAATGCAAGTTACGATAGCCGATAATGGAAAAACTATTTGGATGCGTAATGAAGATGCGCAAGAAGGGATTGCATCACTTAGTTACTTAAAGGACGGCACACAACATAAAATTATTGCCGCCCTTGAGAATGCTCTTGTTCAAGCGAAAGGGCAGATGCAATTAGCCGATGACGTTAATTGAATAACGAATATTAGCCTGATGCCCTGCTGGTAATGCTAAAACGACATTCCAGTTACCAGAGTGTGGAACTGTAATGTTTGCGGGAAAGCGTTTGTAAAAACCACCATAATGCTTGTAGCTTCTACCATTTTTAAAATTACTGTAATTGCTATCGTCCATTACAATTACATTGATTTGGTGAGAGCACTCAACTGAAACCGTACTCCCCCCTTCAATGTATTCCCTGCTGTGTATATGTGACATTTCTTTTCCTTAATCAGAGGTAATCAGCCATCCCTCTTCTCGGAGTGTGCCAGCGTCCCACCGCTGACGGGCTGAACCCACAACATAACCAGGGATAGCGATATATCCCATCCTGATATTCGAACAGTAGCCACCTCCGGGTGGCTTTTTTATGGGAGATTTTCGTGCGCGACATACCACCAGAGCTAATTATCGAAAGTGTCGATGCAGGAGTCGGCGCATTTATTGATCTCTTTGAAGTTGATCTCCGGCCGTACGGCGGCGATGTTGTGCGATTCCACTCCGGCACCAACGGTTTTTACAACAACGTCATCTGGGTTTTTACAACAACGTCATCTGGCGCGGTAACGCCTATCCCGCTTATCCCATCGCTGTCGAAGGCTTCGAGAGCCGGAATGAAGGTACCTATGCGCGCCCGGTTATGGCTGTCGCGAACGTCACGGGTATGATTTTTGGGATGAACCATGATTTCGATGATCTGCTGGGTGTAGTTGTCACGCGCCGCCAGGTGCCGGTGAAGTATCTTGATGCGGTTAACTTCCCCAACGGTAACCCGGATGCGGATCCTACTGTGGAGGCAGTGTCCCGTTACGTTGTCGAGGAGATGACAGAGGAAACCTCAGAACAGGTGACTTATTCCCTCGCAACGCCGGTGGACTGCGACAACGCTATTATTCCGGCTCGGACTATCCTGGCGGATGTCTGCCAGTGGGTTTATCGCGGTACCGGCTGCAATTACGACGGACCGCCGGTCGCCGATGAACGGGACAACCCGACCAGCAACCCTGCGCTGGACAAATGTTCTCACCGCCGCACAGGTTGCCGCTTCCGGTACCCGCGACCGTACCCCATGCCAATCAGCAGTTTCCCCGGTTCACAGAAGGTTTCCTGATGCAGGAATTACTCGAGTATGCGGCCTCGTCGCAGGATGAAGTGTGCGCACTAATAATCAACGATACCCGCATCTACCCGTGCCGTAACGTCCATCCCGATCCGGCTCACCATTTCCGCATCAGCGATGATGACTGGCTGGCAGCGGAGGAGGCGGGAGAAGTCACGGCGGTATTTCACTCACATCCGCAGGCGGTACCGGTGCTGTCAGGTGCTGATCGTGCTATGCAGGTTATGACAGGCCTGCCCTGGTGGCTGGCGTGTAACGGCGAGCTGCGAAAGTTCCGCCCGGTAGCGCACCTGCTGGGCCGGAGGTTTGCGCATGGGGTGACGGACTGCTACACGCTGTTTCGCGATGCGTATCACCTGTGTGGCATTGACCTGCCGGATTTCGCCCGGACAGAAGGCTGGTGGCTGCGCGGAGAGAATCTCTATCTCAGGAACATGGCGGCCAACGGTTTCTGTCAGGTTTCTGCCAGCGAGGCCGTACCTGGCGATGTGATTATTCGCCAGCCCTTCCCGGGAGCCGACCCGTGCCATGCGATGATCCTGCTGGACGATAACATGGTGCTTCACCACGACCACGCAGGGCACCTCAGCAGGCGTGAACCCTTCCGCATGGCTTACATGAAACAAACCCATTCCATCTGGAGGCATCACCGGTGCTCATCTTTAGATTTGCGGGGCATTTCCGCAGACATTTCCGCCAGGTCACATTAAACGTCGATACCCCCGCACAGGGGCTGAGGTTACTGCTGGCCCAGTGCCCGGAATTCAAAAAAGACTTTCTGAAATCGCGGGTGCGCGTCCGGATTGCAGGTGAAGACGTTGCAGCAGACGCGATGCGCTGGCACCTGGACAGGCGTCTGGCTGATGGTTCCAGTGTGCTTTTTGTGCCGGTGGTTGAGGGGGCAATTACCGCAGCCGCCGCCGCGTGGATCGCAGTGGCGGTAAGCGTTGCCTCCATTGCCTACAGCGTGTACATGTCCCGCAACATGAAAACCAAAACCTCAGCCGAGGCGGCGGAAAACAACACCATCACAAACAACTCTTTTGCCAGTGCGGAGAACCGCGCCGGGCAGGGGCGGCCAGTGCCGATCCTGCTCGGGGAAATGGTGTGTGGCTCTAATGTTATTTCCCTCGGTATCGACACGACAAACAACCAGGACTGGACAGAATCAATAAGTTAAGGTGGTATTATGTCTTCAGGCGGTGGCAAGGCCAGCACTCCCAGACTTCTCGACGATAACCTCAAATCAAAACAGTTTTACCGCGTGCTTGATCTCATCAGTGAAGGCCCGATTTACGGACCGGTTGACCAGTCACACCTTTCTTCTTTCATGCTGAATAAAACGCCCATCACGGATCCTGCCGGTAACGTCAGCGTGAACGGTGTGAGCGTGGCTTGGCGACCCGGTTCGGAATTCCAGAATCCCATTAACGGCTTTTCCGCCATTGAGGCGACCAGCATCGTTAATACCGAGGTCACTTTCAACACGCCACTGGTCCGCACAATCACCGATCAGGATGTCACGCGCGTGCGGCTGAATATCGGCGTGACGGGGCTGGTCGAGCAGGATACAAAAGGGAACCAGAAGGAAACCTCTGTGACGATGGTGATCGAAACCCGCGTTGCCGGCGGGGCGTTCATTCAGCAAAAAGTGGTTACTATCACCGGGAAAATATCTGGCGAATATCTGGAGGCGCACGTCATCGAGGCACCAGCAACGAAACCCTTCGATATCCGCGTTCGCCGCATCACGCCTGACAGCAACAGCGACCTGCTGTCCAACGGTACTATCTGGAACAGCTACAGCCAGATTACTGACGACAACCTGAACTACCCGTTTTCGGCTATTGCCGGAG